ATAACCCACGCAAGGTGGGGTGCCTCTCCAAATTTTCCCGCTTCTATGTCGTCAGCCAGACGTCGCAACGCGGCAGGCACGTCGGTTACGTCCCGCTGTGGAAATTGCAATAGTTTCATTTGCCTTCCAAGGCGTCGTTAGCAAATAACGCTAAGTCGAGTCTGTCGCAGTGATCGCGTATAGCAAGCAACGCGGTACGGAGTCGGTTGTTGTTGTTTTTCAAATTTTCAATGTGAAAAACCGAACTGTGGCCTTCAGTTGTTCCCAACGCGACGCTTATATTGCCAAGCTCTCTTAACTGCGCTAAGTTTTCCCGACGCAATTGCGCGATCACAGCATCGTCTTCGCCAGTCATGCATCCTCCTTCATAATAATTTCATATCCTAAATTAGCGATATGTCCAAGAGTTTCGTGCGGGATGTTCCCGTCCGGCGTTGCTACGATTGCAGCAAACAGCTTTGCCTTGTCGCAAACAGGAAACAGCATCTGCTGCAACATCCCCTTCACTTTTCTACTCTCAATCACAATTTCCATTTTACCTCCGCTTTTTTGCACAAGACTGCTTTCTATATATGAATGCTCATGATTCCACATCTCATTACGTCTTTGATCTATCACAAGATCGCCGCCGTTCATTAGCGCCAGCAGTATCTCCTTGCAGCTTGCTGTGTACTGTTTGGGGGCTGGTTCCGTTGGGCATATAGTCCACGTATAAGGAAGTTTAGCCATTGCTTTTATCCCAACTTTTTGATTCAATCTCAATTAACTTGCCAAGATACTGCTGTGCGATACGCAACAAAGAAACATTCCGGCCACTATAATTGACTAGGCAATTAACCACGCAGCCACTAAGATAATTTAAACCCCACGCCACGATAACTTCTGGCGGGTCAGGTTTTAACAGTTTGCGCACAGGTAAATTACTAGCGACTTCCTGAGAATCAGGGTTTGGAAGTTTGTGTGAAAACACTGGCATACCCAATAACTTCGCTGCCCGATCAAGTATCTCTGACCGGTCAAGTATCTCTGACCGGTCAAGTATCTTCGCTGCCCGATCAAGCTTCGCTGCCCGATCAAGCTCCTCTTTTGATCCGGGCATAGGAATACAAATTGGAGAGTTAGCTTTCTTTCCCTTGTACCTAGCGTTATACACTGCGCTCGTAGACACCTTTAACTTCTTAACGATCTGCGCTGTCGTATAACCTTCCGTAAGTAACTTCTGAATCTCGCTACCTTGCATTTGCTTTTTCATTTTGTTCTCGCTACATGATCCACAAACCCAGAGAATTCTGGGTTTGTGGCGCTACCCCGCACAGATGGTGCGGCACCACGGCCCCTGCGCAACCGGTGCGTCAACCGGTTCCACAAGACCGTACCTTGGAGCTTTTGGATTAGCTCCCTTTTCTCACACGCTTTACATTTCATTTACTTCTCTACCCAATACGTCAGCGCGTCCAGCTTAACCCCGATACCATCTACATGATCTCCATCATTCATCATCTGAAGTACTGCTATCTTCTCGGTCATGAACGATGGCAGCGTCTCGGCTGTATGCTTGAATACATTGTCATGTACAGACTGCATGGTAGTCGGATAATTCCGAATGTCTTTGCTCTCATAGCATTCGATCTCTGTGCCGCCGCCCGGTGCGCGGAGGAATCGCACAAACACAGCATCCACGCGTTTATGCCTCTCCTCATTCGAGAGGCGAACCGCATCGTCGCACTGCTGCGCAACGTTGACAAACTCCGCAGTGGTGAACGTAACCCCCGCTGCTTTTAGTGCGCGTATCTCATTGATAAGCACGGCATGCGTTATAGTTTTTAGCAGCGTAGGGAGCACTACCGCTTTCTTTGCGCCTACTTCGATGGAGGCACGGGTTAACTGCCGATAGTCGCGCACCGCTATCTCTTTTGTGCTGTATCCTACAAAATATTTTAGCGCATTCTTGACCGCTCTATCCAAGGTTGTCGTCTTCCTCATCGACGATTGCTCAAGGTTTGGTTTGCACCCACGGTTATCAATACTGCGGGCACAAGTAATATACGTATACTCACTTGATGCCTTCACACCGTATTTACCGTATCCAATACTCAAAGGCGAATACCGTGCGTCGTCAACAAACACGCATACACGATGGTACATGCGCACCATATCGCCTTGACCCGCAAGAGATTTAAAATTCCACGCGTCAACAGATGGGTACGGCATGAACCGCACAAACGGATACACCTTGCGCAGTGCCTCGCCATACTGGGCGACGTTGAGGCTTACCATCGTATCATCTAGCCAGCGCCAACCCACCGCTTCGGGTTTCCCCTTCCACGCAAGAGCGTTACTTTCAGATGCCGATGAATGTTTTACCTCTTCAACACATGCGTCTCTACTGATATGTATGTACATGATATCTCTCCATTAAAATTCAACGTGAACAGTCTGACCTACAGCAGGGTTTGCTGACTTGTTGCCTACGATGCACCAGAGTACGGGAACACTCCACGTACCCCATGTACCAACGTAACCATCAGTCAACATCACCACGCACTGCGGCTTGATGCCGTTCTTGTTAAGGTAATCTACAACACATCTCGGATCGGTGCCACCACCCCCGCTCGGCTTCGTCGTCCGAATCAGGTCATCTAACTGATCTGCGAAGTATATCTCTTCTCTGCAAACCTGTGTGTCCCAGTATAGTATTCTAACTTTCTCAGGATGTAAAGCCCCAAGAAACCCTACCACCTCACCTAAGAACTGAGATATCTCTTTACCCCCTATAGACCCCGAGGTATCGATAGCAAACACAACCTCCTCAATAACTTCGCTCTCACCCCCGGGCAGATACTCTCCTTCTGCGATACCCCGACGATGTAGCCTGTTCCACGATGAGTAGTCATCCCCCGCCACCTGCTGGTTCAACCACTCCCGCACCGCGTCCTCCCACCTCACCTTGCATTGCAGCAATTCACCTATACCGCGCAAGCCGCCGCTGCCCGTCTTGCCTGCAAGTATCGCCCCTTGCCGCAGCGCATCGTCTATATCCCGCGCTATCTCACTCTGCTCCTCGTGCGTCAGCTTACCAGCACCCTCCCAGTCGTGCTCGTCCATCCCTGCGCCGCTCGGTTCGCCCTCGCCCGGCTTGCCATCACCGCCGTCGCCCGGCTTGCCTCCCTCCTTCTTGCCCTCGCCCGGCTTGCCCTCGCCCGGCTTGCCATCCTTCTTCTCCTTCTCTTTCTCCTTCTCTTTCTTCAACAGGTTATATACCTGTCCCGCGTCCATATCACAATACTGCTGGTCGAGCATGCCCCCTTCCGGCATCGCAATAAACTTCTCTCCTGCATCTGCGTCCATCAGCTTGAGGTTGATGACGTAGTCGCAAGCACGGTTAGCCAACTGCGCGTCGTCCTTCCACAGGTGCTGCCATGTGGTGAGGTGCCGATACATCTTGTGGTATGTCTCATGCAGCCGCAGGAACCGCAACTCGGCATCAGTCAGCCCCTCGACATACGCCCTGCCATACCTCTCGTTCCGGCCATCGGTGCATGCCGTGGGAGTAACGTCGTCCACGGTGATGTCCCCGTAGATCAGCACCCCCGATATCCCCGCATACTTCTTGGAGGGGTGAGCAAGAATAGCAATGGTCGCTTTCTGCAACCGCTGCTCCACGGTCAACTGCTTTCCTATCATTAACATACATCCTCCTATTTCTTATCTGCTGCGTTAAGGTGCTGGTTATTCAGGCACCATGTGGTGTACTTCGCGTTGGTCATCACCATCTCGTTGTGCTTGTATTCCTTTCTACGGGCAGACAAAGCGAACATAGCCTGTGCCTCGGTATCAAGGCGCTCGAAGTAGTCCATCCACGCATTCATCCAGCTACGATCCAGCGTAGACAACGTGCGCACTATCACCATGCAAACAGCAGCCGCAGACGCGGGCAGCTTGGCGCTCTTGGGGTTCTCCTTGATGTCCTGCAAGGTAGGCAGGTCGTCCGCCAGCTTGATGTAAGACTCAAGGTCACTCGCCGCCCGCTGGCCCACCGTGCCGATCAACGCTGCCTGAAACGTAAGGCGGTCGAGCTTATCGCGCAGCAATGAGATATCACTCGCTGCTTCTGCTGAACGATGCGTCACGAACGCCGTGCGCCCAATTGCCTTGGGATGATAGATGTACGGGTTACCCCCCGCCGTGTCATCGGCATCGGGCTTTTCTACTTCCTCGAATGACTGGAATACTTGAGGATGTTCAAGCACCCACGCCATGACCACGGGGTCAACACCCGCGTCAATCGCGAAGTCATCCACCCACTCCTGCGCTGTGGACTTGCGCATCCGGCACACAGTAACTGCGTTCCTGCTATGAGGAGGGAACAAGTCCCCCAGATTCTCCGCTCCGAGGTTAGTCGTAGCAAACACGATGCTGTCAGGGTGCAGCTTCTTACCCCCCATCGAACGCTCTAGCAGTACGCGCCGTATTGCGTTGATGATCGACTTCTTCTTACCGATCTCGTCGAACATCAGGATGACCGGCTTGTCGAGGTGCAGCCCCAACTCCTCGTTGGTCGGGAACGTGACATACTCGTTACCGTTCTCATGGCGCACTACCTTGGGCACCCCAAGGTCAATCAAGTCCTTGTTGGTGCAGTCAAAGTATACCGGTATGTGATCCGGTAACTTCTTGGCGAGTGCTTTGAGAATACTTGTCTTACCCGAACCCATGTGCCCCTCTATCAGCACCGTGCGCTGCTTGCCTACGGTGTAGATGAGGTTAGCCACCTGCTTGACATTCAAGTCGTAGATACTTAGCTGATTCATGACGATTCCTTTCTAGTTGTTACAAACCCAGAGAATTCTGGATTTGTGTGCTACCACTGCATGGATGACAGTATGGCATCCACCTTACCTTTCACTTCCTTGCGCACATCCGCGTTTACCCTCAATAGTTCCGGATTTACCACAGCCATCACTGCCTCGACGCGGTGTTGCAAAGCGCCGATCTCGTCGGACTTAACCGCATCATTGAACGCGCCCATCCTTGCCGTCCAGTCGGTGACGTTAGTGACCAGACTATTTCGGAATATCTTTTTGTCATCCTCTCCGTCAAAGGCCAGCCGGTCTGACATCTTCTGGAGGACGTCCTTAGTGCTTGTGCGTACATCCTGCACAATAGTTTCCTGAATGTTACGCAGGTGCTTCTTGAACTCCTCCTTCATAATGCGCACCGCGTCCTCGCCCATCTTGCAACGGAAGTCGCCGACCTCCGGCACCGGCACACGCGCCGCCCGAAACTTGAACTGCTGCGCCACATGCTGTTGTTTCGGGTACAGCGACAGGTCGAACGTCGCGCCTAGCTTTGCTTGGCAATGCTGAAGAATAGTTGGGTAATTACCCTCAATGTCTTGCACCTGCGCCCAGAACTCCTGCTCGACTACCCCAAGGGCGGTCTCATACTCGGGAATCAACCCCGTTACAAGTAGCCGTTGTCCACTATCTCCCCACGCCATGGTGTGATCTTTGTGTACGGCACGAGCACGTAGCTCGAGGGCCTTGATGCGCCCGAACTGCGGCACGCCGGGGAAAAGGGACTTGACGTACTTCCCCCCTTCGGACGACACGCCCTCGTGGGCATGCACCTCGGCGGTTACCCGCCGGTCAAGGCGAGTCGGGTTCCACGCACCGATACTCAACTCGGCCAACACTGCGGCACTGCCAATACTCGGCAGCGGTATGTCCTGTATATCTTGTATGTCAGTCATGACGATTCCTTTTTAGTTGTTACAAACCCAGAGAATTCTGTGTTTGTGCGGTGCGACATTTTGGGTTCGTTTCCCACCATTTCATGGTGGCAACGGTAGTAACGTATTCCACCACCACCAACGCTGCGGCTATCGCCGCAATCGTATCCGCACTCTTACGCGGGTAGTCGGTGTACTGCGTGGGCAACTGCCCGAGTGCGACGAGGCAGAGGGCCTCGCCCCCTGCGTCCATCCACAGAGGATGGCGCTGTCCTACGTATGTTAGCGTCTGGGACGCGGCGTCCCAGATCAAGCTCTGGTCTGGGTTGTAGCAGGGTTGCCCCTGCGCTTCGTCGTTGTTGTAATGCTGCACGGCGCAATCCGCATTTGCCGCTTGCGCGGCGTTAAGTTTGAATGAGACTTTCATTTTGAATCTCCTGTTTAAACATTGAAAGGGAACTAGTTTGCTTCTATTACAAGCGTTTACCATCTGGAGCACATGGCTGCCTCCAAAGAAAATAACAACACAACGAAAAGCCACACGGCTATAACCGTGGGCACTACCAACAGGGCTATCTTTACTGCGTCACTCATCTCACTCTCCTCAGTTATGCCGCTTGCCGGATGGCGATGTAGCGGCTGGCGCGTGAGCCATGGTTGATGATGCTGATACTTGCCTGCTTCACACGGCGGGGGTCACGACCCGAACAGGCACCGCACTCCTGACACGTCTTGCGATACCCCGCTTCTTTCGACGCTGGGCACCCTGCCTCGTTGGGTAGCAGCGGCTCGTCGGCAAGACGCACCCTGAACGTGCGCCACCCTAGGGCTTGGGCCGCGTGATACTCGGCCACGGTGTCCACACTTGCCATGGCATATGGCTTTAGCCACTGGGCAGCGGGATCTGCCCACTGATGTGTGTAAGCGGTGCGACTAGCCCCATACATGGTGTATTCCCGCCACACCCACTCAGGCGCAGCAGCGGGGTCACCGTAGCTACCCATGCGGTTGTCCATGCCTTCGAACACCCGAGCTATCTGCATGGGGTATAACTTAACGTAACTGCCCCGATGGTATGCCCTGAAGACGCTCAGGGGCGCTTGGAAAGTCAGGACGTAACACCCCTCGTCTCGGTGCTTGCAGTCCCCGCAGACCGACTCGTCGTCGCCTGTCTTCAGGGCTGTGTGCGGCTCAACGTCACTACGCATGATCCAAGTCTGCACCATGTTTCCTGTCTTGCTATTCTTGGTGCCCAGCGTGGCAATCACCACGATGGGCTTTCCATCAAGCATCGACGGGCCTTCGTATAGTATGTATCCGCTCATCTTGCACCTCCTTTTTTACAATTACAAACCCAGAGAATTCTGGGTTTGTTAAACACTGCTCTAACTCTGCGCTACACTTCTTACCTACTGAAACTATTGTATCATAGGTAAATATGAAAGTCAAGGGGTAGCAAGGGGTGAGGAAGGGTGGTAAAGGGTGGATAGTGGCATAGTGTGACAGCTAGAAGTGAAGTGTGACAAAAGTGAACGAAAGTGAAAGTGAGGGGGCGTGTAAGTCATTGTTTGGCAAGTACTGTTCCATTCGAAACAAATGAAACAAGGTTTAGGGCACTTTGGACAATCGGGGAGGAAAATGGGGAAAAAGGGCAACGGAGGCCGGGGAGGGGGGAAGGCAGGGAGAAAAAAATAAATTGTCCAACTGGCCTTTTTTCGTGTTTCATTTGTTTCATTTGTTTCATTAGATCATTTATTATATTTTACTATGTTTTACTATATTTTACATTGTGTCTTTTATTGTGGCTAACCACGACCTGCTACCATACAGCAAATTTTACTACCAAACATTTTGTTACAAACGAAAAAGCCGTTTTGGAACATTTGTAACAAAATGTTTGATGCAATCCTGTGCCATCCTGTGCAGTCTCGTTAACCGCCCGCTCCACGCCGCTGTGGACACTGGCATAGTGGCCGTACAAACCCAGAAAAATATGTGTTTGTGGGTGAAAATAAGTGTTGACAGTCGGAAAAAAAAACGATATGCTGGGCACAGCATATCGATAAAGACTACGCTCCACGCCGCTGTGGACACTGGCATAACGCCCTGTAAGTTAGTAAGTGCTTGCTAACTTACAGGCCAAAAAAAAGGCACAGTCCAAAGACTGTGCCTGATGAACCTACTTTACTTTACCAAGCTTGGAAAGCTTGGCTTTGATTTCCGCTTCCTTGATATCGGAAGCTTCGATCTCACGCCCGGCAGATACCGCGATTGTGACGGCTTTGATGCCTAGTAGCCGTTCGATTGAATCGGGAGCGTTACCGGCCTTCTTGCTTGCTTTGATGCTGGTGATAACGACTTCCCAACGCTTGCCAAGAGCAACCTTGTCCGTCTTTGCAGCATCGGCTTGCGCCGACAAGGCCTTGTCAGTCAAAATCCGTCCGGCCTTTGCATCACCTTTCGACAATGCGATTCCAGCAAGTTCTACAAGCTTCATCGGAGAAGCTTGCTCAGCGGAGTATGCCATGAGAACTTCAGCAATCGCCTTATCGGCAATCGCCTTGTCCGCCGCACGTTGTGCCGATATTGCTTGCGCTGCAGGCTTTGCGCTCTCAGGTTTGGCAATGCCACACTCTTTCATTGTGGCGCGGAACATCTCGCTACCGGCGGTCTCGTTCACCGTTTTCGATTCGGTGATCCACAAGGCGATGACGCCCTTGCGCCGTATCTCATACTCGTCAAACGTCACCTTGGTGAAAGCTTCAAGCATCAACGGCGACGCTTTCCTGACGACGCCGAAAGCCTGAAACACCTCGAATATCGCCTTCGCGACAGGTTTGATATCAAACATGGTATACCCTTTCTGAATGTGACCCCTGAACGGCAGGGATCGAACCGTAGTAACCACAACCAAATCATATCAGATAATGGTATTGCGTGACAGTGAATAATCCCACAAATACAGAAAAATCTTGGATTGTAGAAGCGTAGTAAGTGAGCACCCACTACCACCCAACCCCCCAAATTACAGACAAAGCAACCCGCCGCTGAATCCAGCTAATTTACTCAAATATTCAGCGTTTATTCCAAATCCGACCCCTACCCCACTCTCTTCCCCTATAAAAACACCCCCCGTCATATTTATATTTAAAATACCCCACCCCTATTTGTATTTTGTGATATTCTTTTTCAAACTGTCCTAAAGGACTGCAAACGCATGACAATTATATGTACGCCAGATACAGGGGTGCCATTCCCGCCAAAAGGTACGCCTGACCCCGAGCTAGTACAAAGCACCGGGGCTGCGTGTAATACTATAGAAGCCCTAAAAGAAGAGGGGCTTGAAGTAACACCCAACGATACTGATCTAAATGTTGCTGATCAGATTGTTAGAAGTTTTGCTGCGGCGGAAGACCAGCAAAAGCAAGTGCCCACTACGCAGACACTATCAAAAATATCCCCCGCTGCGGTGCTGCTAACCCGAAGTATCCTAGATGAGTTTTCCCATGCGGTAGTGCAGCAAGCTGTTGAGATACGCCACCTTGTTACCAACAAATTAATTATTGATTCTGACAATGTAGACCCCCGGGTGCGGTTACGTGCGCTTGAATTGTTAGGCAAAATATCAGATGTGGGGTTGTTCACCGACCGTAGCGAGGTAGTTGTCACTCATCAAAGCTCTGCGGAGCTTGAAAACCGGTTACGGGAAAAATTACAGCGCCTAATGGCGATTGATGGCGAAGCTACAAATGTAGTAGAAGTTGGGGGCCAGCCTATTGACCTTACGGAAGAGCTAGGGATAGCCGCTCATGCTGCTTGAAGCCGAAATAAGGCACTTATACAAGAATTTACATGTGCTGACCCCGGTAGAGCAGGAGGAAATGCTAAGAATTACAGAAGAATTGGGGCGGCGTAAGGTTGCGCAGCGGTGTAAAACGGATTTAATTGCTTTTTGCAAAGCCATGCAGCCGGATTATATGGTTGGGAGGCACCACAGAGTGCTTGCTAATTTGCTAATGGAGATCGCGGAAGGCAAAAAAGACCGTATTTGTGTCAATATACCCCCTCGACATGGGAAATCTCAGCTTGTTTCTATCTATTTTCCAGCTTGGTTTTTGGGAAACCAACCTTCAAAAAAGGTGCTGATGGTGTCCCATACGACCGATTTGGCCGTAGATTTTGGCCGTAAAGTGCGAAATATCATCAATTCTGATGTGTACAAGGGTATTTTTCCTACTGTTACCTTGGCTGCGGACAGTAAATCTGCTGGGCGTTGGAATACCAACTCCGGAGGGGAATACTACGCTTGCGGTGTAGGTTCCGCGCTTGCGGGGCGCGGTGCAGACCTGTTGCTAGTAGACGACCCGCATTCGGAACAAGATGTTTTGAATGGTAACTTTGATGTGTTTGGCAGAGCTTATGATTGGTTTACTTATGGTGCGCGTACTCGTTTGATGCCCGGGGGAAGAATAGCTCTTGTACAAACTCGATGGCATATGGATGATTTGACTGGGCGGGTGACCCGGGACATGACTCAAAACGAGATGGCCGACCAATATGAAATAGTAGAGTTTCCCGCAATTTTAGAAACGGCCGAAACATATGGCGGGGAAGAGCAGGTTGTGGAAAAAGCGTTGTGGCCTGACTGGATGTCGCTGGATACTTTGCACAAGACTAAAGCGTCCATGCCGCTATTTCAGTGGAATTCCCAGTATCAGCAGCAACCTACCGCCGAGGAAGCGGCGATTGTAAAACGGGAGTGGTGGCGGCTTTGGGAAAAAGAAGCTGCCCCCAAGTGCGGGTATGTCATTATGAGTTTGGACGCCGCTGCCGAAAAGAATAATCGGGCGGACTATACTGCTATTACAGTATGGGGTGTGTTTGTAAACGAAATTAACGAAGAAAATTTTCACCAGATTATTTTGTTGAACGCAATACGAGACCGGGTGGAATTCCCTGAACTTAAAGAATTGGCTAATAAACAGTATAAGATTTGGAAACCCGATGCATTTATTGTCGAAAAAAAGTCCAGCGGCACCCCTCTATATCAAGAACTGCGTCGTACAGGCATGGTTATCCAAGAATACACTCCGCATCGGGGCACCGGGGATAAAATGGCGCGGCTTAATTCTGTAGCCGATATTATTAAAGCCGGATTGGTTTGGGTGCCGCAAACTCGCTGGGCCGAGGAGTTGATCGAGGAAATAGCAGGATTTCCGTTTGCAAGTCACGATGATTTGGTAGACTCTACTGTTATGGCGTTAATGCGGTTTAGACAAGGCGGGTTTATTCGCTTGCCCGACGACGAGAAAGACCCGGTAAAACAGTTTAAGTCTTCTAGAGGCGCTGGGTATTACTAAGGACACATCATGGCAGTAAATATGGATAAAGCTTTATACGAAGCCCCTCAAGGTTTGGAAGCCCTCGCGCAACAGGAAGACCCTATTGAGATCGAGATTGTAGGGCCGGATGAAGGAGGCGATTTAATCGGCACAGAAGAGAGTGGGGAAGATTTTAACGCTAACTTAGCCGAAGAGATGAGTAGTCAGGAGCTTTCTACCCTAGCTAATGATCTGTTGGGGGATTACGAGGCGGATGTTTCTTCCCGCAAGGATTGGCTCGACACCTACGTTAAAGGTTTAAAGCTATTGGGGCTGAAGTATGAAGATAGAACGGAGCCGTGGCCCGGGGCTTGCGGAGTTTCGCATCCGCTGTTGATGGAAAGTGCTGTCAGGTTTCAAGCTGAGACCATGATGGAGACCTTCCCGGCGATGGGGCCGGTAAAAACACAGATTATTGGTAAGGAGACGCCGGAGACGAAAGACGCTTCCGTGCGCGTTGCGGACGACATGAACTACGAACTCACCGAGGTGATGAAGGAATATCGCCCGGAACATGAGCGCATGTTGTTGTCTCTGTGCTTGTCAGGCAATGCATTTAAGAAAGTTTACTTCGATCCGGGCATTGATCGTCAAATAGCCATGTTTGTACCAGCAGAAGATATGGTGGTGCCTTACGGCGCAACAAATCTGGAAAGCGCAGAGCGCGTCACGCACAAGATGCGGAAGACCAAGAATGAATTGAGAAAGTTGCAGGTTGCCGGGTTTTATCGGGATGTTGATCTTGGCGAACCCATGATGGTGATGGATGAGATTGAGAAACAAAAAGCACTTGAGCAAGGGTTTAACGCTTCGGTGGATGATCGGTTCCAAGTCCTTGAGATGCATGTCAATTTAGACCTGCCGGGGTATGAGGACGAAGACGACCAAGGCGTTACAGGTATCGCTTTACCCTACGTAGTAACCATAGAAAAAGGTTCTCAAACCGTTCTTGCTATCCGGCGCAATTGGGAAGAAGACGACGACTTCTCAATGAAGCGTCAGCATTTCGTTCACTACGGTTACATCCCCGGCTTTGGTTTTTATTATTTTGGTTTGATTCATTTGGTTGGCGGTCACGCAAGATCAGCCACATCTTTGCTTCGGCAATTAATTGATGCAGGAACCCTGTCTAATTTGCCGGGAGGATTGAAGTCCAGAGGGCTTCGGGTTAAAGGGGATGACACGCCGATAGCGCCCGGAGAGTTTAGAGATGTTGATGTGCCAAGTGGCAGTATCCGCGACAACATTTTGCCGTTGCCTTACAAGGAGCCTAGTCAGGTATTGATGATGTTGATGGATAAGGTTGTGCTGGATGGTCAGAAGTTTGCGTCAGCCGCCGATCTTAAAGTTAGCGATATGTCCGCGCAGTCTCCTGTAGGCACTACGTTGGCAATTCTGGAACGTACTTTGAAAGTGATGAGTGCGGTGCAAGCACGTATTCACTACGCCATGAAACAGGAGTTTAAGCTGTTGGCTGGGCTTATACGGGATAACACACCTGAAGACTACAATTATCAGCCGGAAATAGGCACTAAAAAAGCTAAACGAGCGGATTACAGCTTGGTAACCGTCATACCGGTAAGTGACCCCAACGCCGCCACCATGTCGCAAAAGGTTGTGCAGTATCAAGCGGTCATGCAGATGGCTACGGGGGCACCGCAGATATACGACTTGGCGTTTTTGCATAGGCAAATGATTGATATTTTAGGGGTTAAAAACGCCAACAAGATTGTTCCGTTAAAAGATGAAATGAAACCGGTAGACCCTGTATCGGAAAACATGAACTTGCTTATGGGTAAACCGGTAAAAGCGTTTATGTATCAGGATCATAAATCGCATTTAGCAGTGCATATGGGCGCTATAGAAGACCCAAAGATGAAACAAATCATAGGGCAAAACCCGCAAGCCCAAACCATTATAGGCGCTGCTGCTGCTCACATCATGGAGCATGTTGCGCATCAGTATCGCAAGGAAATCGAGGAGCAACTTGGCGCTTCTCTGCCGCCGATGCCGACTGAAGACGGGGAACATACCTTACCCGAAGAAATTGAAATTCAGGTGTCTCAACTTGCCGCAAAAGCCGCCGTTAAACTTCTGCAAAAAGACAAAGCGGAAGAGCAGCAGAAACAAAATCAACAGGCACAACAAGACCCGTTGGTGCAAATGCAGCAGAAAGAATTGCAAATTAAAGATGCCGAGGTACAGCGTAAAGGCAAAAAAGACCTTATGGACGCTGCCGCTAAAGCGGATGAATTGCATCTTAAAGAAGCCATGCAGCAAAGCAAAGAGAAAACAGACGGCATACGCATGGGTATTGAAATGGCTAAATCCAAAGACGCAGCGCAAAGGGCGGACAAAAACACTGGATTGCAAATGGGTGTTGATGTTGCAAAACATCAGGCAGAGATGGCGCACAGATACGCACAAATTGATATGCAGTCAAAAGCAAATAAACCAAAGGAAACAGAGTAATTTATGGACGCAATACAACTGCTGCTCAGTAAGAATAAAGAGGAGCGCGAAGTTCAAACCGGGTATTTAGCTAATGGCGCGGCTAAAGACTACGCAGAATACAGAAGTATTTGTGGTGTTATTCGAGGTCTTGACATTGCAAATCAGCATTTAAACGACCTTGCAAAACGTATGGAGACAGACACAGATGAGTGAAATATTGATTGGGACTGATCCTAACGATCCTACCAAGATCGCGGAAGATATCCCGTTGGAAGATCGTGGTCGGCAACTACCGAAACCTTCAGGGTTTCATATTCTTTGTGCAATCCCGGACATAGAAGATTCGTACGACAGCGGGATTGTAAAAGCCGGTTCTACGGTGCAACGCGAAGAGATATTAACCACTGTGCTGTTTGTAGTGACGTTGGGGCCTGATGCTTATCAAGACAAAGATAAGTTTCCTACCGGCCCTTGGTGCAAAGAAGGTGAATTTGTTTTAGTGCGTCCTAACTCCGGCACAAGACTGGATATTCAAGGGCGTGAATTCCGTATTATTAACGACGATAGCGTAGAGGGTACAGTTTCCGATCCTCGCGGTATTCGCCGCAAATAAGGAGCAATCATGGCTGAAGACAGTTTTAAATTCCCCGACGAAGTTTCAAATAAAGAAGCTCCACAAGAAGTTGAAATTGAAGTTGTAGACGATACCCCGCCGCAGGATCGCGGGCGCGAAGCTCTCCCCAAAGATATGGTGGAAGAGCTGGAAAAGGACGATTTGGAAGAATATTCCGACAAGGTTAAGAAGCGCCTTGGGCAGATGAAAAAGGTATGGCACGACGAACGCAGGGAAAAGGAATCAGCCCAGCGCGAACGTGAAGAAGCATTGCGCTTTGCCCAAAGTCGTGATTCTGAAAATAAGCAATTAAAACAAAGACTTGGGCAGGGGGAAAAGCTCTTTGTTGAAGAAATTGCAAAAACTGCTAATACTGAATTATTGGCGGCAAAAACAAAGCTAAAACAAGCGTATGAAGCGGGTGATTCAGAAGCAATTGCCGACGCGCAGGAAGAATTAACCGACGCAAAATTAAAAATTCGTGATGTTTTGTCGTTTAAACCTTTACATAACGAAGAAACAAGCGTAGAACCAAGACAACAGACACAATCACCACCTCAAGTTGTTGATCACAAAGCCGAAAATTGGCGCGTGAAAAACACTTGGTTTGGTGCAGATGAGGAAATGACTAGCCTCGCGCTTGGTCTGCATGAGAAATTAGTCCGGTCTGGTGTTGATCCTCGTAGCGACGATTACTACCGCCGAGTCGATGAAACAATGAGAAAGCGTTTTCCTGAAAATTTTGAGGAAGCGCAGCCTCAATCACGGGGTAACGCCCCGCGCAAACCAGCTACGGTTGTTGCTCCCGCAACGCGAAGCACCGCGCCCAGAAAAGTGCAACTGACGCAAACGCAACTGGCACTGGCTAGAAAATTTAACCTGTCCCCGGAAGCATACGCCAGAGAAGTAATCAAATTGGAGAATAACAATGGCTGAAAATCGTCTCGCTCGTGAATTAGAAACTCGTGAAACTACGAAGCGCGTTCAACAGTGGAAACCACCTGAAACATTGCCTTCACCCAAACCACAACCGGGATGGGCATTCAGATGGATACGGACAGGTCTTATGGGACAAGCTGACCCTACTAATACCTCCGCAAAGTTACGTGAAGGATGGGAACCTGTGAAAGCAGAAGACCACCCTGAATTGATGTTTATGGCTGATCCCAACTCCCGGTTTAAGGGCAATGTTGAGATTGGCGGACTCTTGTTATGCAAGGCTCCCGAAGAGATGACGCAGCAACGTAATAGTTATTACGCTAAACAAGCCGCTGGTCAACTCGACGCTGTAGATAACAATTTAATGCGGCAAAGTGATGCAAGGATGCCTTTGTTTAAAGAACGTAAATCTACAACTACGTTCGGCGTAGGCAAATAACAATTTAATTTAGGAGTTTAATAATGGCTTATCCTACTGTTTCAGCACCTTACGGGTTTAAACCTGTAAACCTGCTAGGTGGGCAAGTGTATTCCGGTTCCACCCGGCAACTACCGATTGCAACGGCCCACGGTACGGCAATTTTCTACGGCGACGTAGTGATTATGTCTTCCAACGGCTGCGTGACCGGCGCTGTTCTAACGGCTACTACGGTGAACGTCCTTGGTGTTTTCTTGGGCTGCTCATACATTAATAGCCAATCGCAACGTGTTTATTCGCAATACTTCCCGGCATCTACCGCTGGAACCCCTGATACTACATCGGCTATTCAGGCATATATTGCTGATGACCCCGATCTGGTCATGAAGGTAGCGGTTGTTTCTGGCACTACGGTTGTCGCGCAAGCAACACGCGGTAACTTGGTTGGTGGAAACGTATCTTTGGTGGCAAACGTGGGCAGTACAACTTCGGGTGACAGCGCACAAGCGGTGCTTAACTCTTCAGTTACAACTGCTGCCGTGCCGATTAAAATCATTGATGTAATTCAAGATACGGCGGTTGCGTCTGGTTCGTTTGTCGAAGTCCTCGTGACTTGGAACCAAGGCATTCATCAATATCGTCTTGCGACTGCGGTCTAAGGAGAATAACAAATGGCTATCTCACGCGCACAACTACTGAAAGAACTTCTTCCCGGTTTGAATGCTCTGTTTGGTCTGGAGTATAAAAAATACGGAGAGGAACACAAGGAAATCTACGAAACCGAGACTTCCGAGCGTTCTTTTGAAGAAGAAACTAAACTGTCGGGCTTCTCTGCTGCTCCGGTGAAAGACGAGGGGAACGCAATTTCCTACGACAACGCCCAAGAAGCATGGACTGCCCGTTACCAACACGAAACCATCGCTTTGGGTTTTGCTATCACTGAAGAAGCGGTAGAAGATAACCTGTATGACTCGCTCTCGTCGCGTTATACAAAGGCTTTGGCTCGTGCTATGGCTTACACCAAGCAGGTTAAAGGGGCGAGTGTTTTGAACAACGCTTTTACCACTGGTTATACCGGCGGCGATGGCGTGGTTTTGTGTTCAGCTTCGCATCCGCTGATCTCTGGTGGCGTTAATAGTAATACGTTTGCTACTCAGTCTGATTTGAATGAAACCTCGCTTGAGGCGGCAGTTATTCAGATTGCGGCTTGGACGGACGAGCGTTCGCTGTTGATTGCGGCAAAACCAACTAAGCTGATTGTCCCGCCGTCACTGATGTTTGTGACAACTCGGCTGTTGGAAACTAATTTGCGTCCGGGTACTACCGACAACGACGTAAACGCCCTTAAAAACATGGGGTCGATCCCGGGTGGTTATGCGGTTAACCACTTCCTGACCGATACCAATGGCTGGTTCCTTTGCACCGACGTTCCGAATGGATTGAAACACTTTGTCCGTTCGCCGTTGGCGCAGTCAATGGATGGTGATTTTGACACCGGCAACGTGCGTTACAAGAGCCGTGAGCGTTATAGCTTTGGCTGGAGTGATCCGCTGGGCATTTTTGGCACCTCTGGCGCGTAAAAAATAGGGGATTAAGTTTAAACGCTTAGTCCCCTTTTTTGCTGTATGATTAAATAACTTGGACTTTCCACCATACCAGCCCTCCAAGGGGACAATGCACTGATGGTATGGAAACTTGTGCATAAGGAGAATTAAATGGGTTTCGCTACTCATCTTGGCCCGTGGTTGTTGGGCACCGTTAAAAACACAACCGGCACTACCTCTGGCACCATCCGTAATACCGGCGCGACTGTCGTTTCCCAATCCAAAGCCATCGTTTACACGGACACGACTGCTGCAACGCAAGCATTTACGATCCCGGCTGGGTCAATGATCCTTACCGCATCGTTTAACACTACTGTAGCTTACGCAACCACGACCCCGACCATTGCGCTGTTCTCTAATGCAGTTGCAATTAACACGGCAGCTAGTATTTCTGCGTTTACTACAACCGGCGTAACTGCGTTGGCTCTGGGTAATAACAGTGCTGCTGGTGCTGTTCTGGTGTCTAACGTAGGCACTACGGACGCTATTATTACTTTTACCCAAGCCAACGTAACGGCAACTTCTGGCGCTGGGTTCTTGGTATTGACCTACATTGTTCGTAACTCTGACGGCACTTCAACTCCCGCTTACAACGTATCTTAATAGGGGGCTGTTATGGGTATGCAAACTGATGTACTAGCAAGTATTCCAGTCGCTTCGTCAGGGCAAGTCACTGATCAGGCGGCTGTGAATCTTGCGCGGGTCAGAGTTAAAGGGGTTTATATCGTACCTACAGCAACTGCGGGTTCGGTAATCTTGCGTGATGGCGGGTCTAGTAGCGCTATCAAAATCACGATTAACACCGTTGCATCTGCTACGTTCCCTACCTTTATGCTCCTGCCCGGAGAAGGCATTCTTTTTACCACCGCTGTGTATGCCACTCTCTCAAATGTTGGATATGCCACTGTTATCTACGGGTGACCGATGGAACAAAAAGGGTTCGATCTAGCGGGTAAGAAGCTGATGATTGGGCTTCCCGCCTACGATCACAAAGTAGGCGTGAAAATGGCTATTTCCCTGATGAAGCTGGGGCAGATGGTCATGGAACACGGAATTAACATACAGGTTAACAGTGTCTGTGGTTGTTCCGTGGTATCCCGCGCACGGAACGTCATTGCCGATCAGTTCCTGAAATCAGACTGCGACCATCTTTTGTTTATCGACGCAGACATGACCTTTAACCCAGAGGATGTCTTGCGTTTGTTGGCGTGGAATCAGAATAAGGGCATTGTTGCTGGCGCTTATGAAGCCCGTAAAGAAGGGAAAATCTACATCCTGACGTTAGATTCCAAAAATAACGATGTTGTCATGGACAACATGGGTCTTGTTAAAGCCAAACGGGTCGCTACTGGATTTATGATGATCCAGCGGCAGGTCTTTACCAAACTAGCCAAACTTCACCCTGAGTGGCTTCACAAGGACAACGCCGATCCCAAGGAAACACTTTACGCCTTCTTTGATTTCCTTTGCACTCCTGAAGGATATGTGGGAGAAGATTTCCTTTTTTGCCAACGCGCTACTGACGCAGGGTTTGAAGTGTGGATTGATCCAACAATAAAATTGGGGCACATGGGCGTTCACGAATACATAAGCGACTTTGGTAACGATATGCTTTACTCAATGCTTAAACCCCAAGAATCAACCATGAGCGAGGCAGCGTAATGACACAAGCATGGACGCGAAAAGAAGGGAAAAACCCTAAAGGCGGTTTAAACGCCAAAGGTAGGGCATCCTATAACGCCGCTAATCCCGGCAAACCCGGATTGAAAGCCCCTCAACCGGAAGGTGGGTCGAGAAAAGATTCATTCTGTGCAAGGATGACCGGCATGAAAAAGAAATTAACTTCCGCTAAAACAGCAAATGATCCGCAGAGCCGCATTAACAAAAGCCTTCGGGCGTGGAACTGCTAAATGTCTTATTTAACGAAACAAAAAATTAATAGGCAAGACACTAAACATGGAGCGATGGATATGCCAAATGCAACTCTTAATAAATTTCGTGGTATGAAAAACGGCGGTGATATGAAAGCAATGGAAAAGAAAGAAATGTCTTTTATGAAAAACAAAGGCGCTTCCAAATCTATGGTCGCCCATGAAAAAAAGGAGAACGGTATGGCTGGAGGTGGAATGAGTCCTGCAATGATGGCAAAACTACGCGGTAAAGGCCCTTCTGCGGCTCCGATGGCACCGCGTATGCCACCGGGTATGCCACCGGGTATGCCACCGGGTATGCCACCGGGTATGAAAAAAGGTGGTATGACTAAAAAATACGCTAAAGGCGGTTTAGCTAGGTTTGCTGATGGCGGTATGCCCCAGATGCCGCCCCAGATGCCGCCCCAGATGCCGCCCCAGATGCCACCGCAAATGGCACCGCAAATGGC